GGGCTGTACTCCTTTATGGAGGGCGAAGGCAGTGTTNNAAAACGTTTACAAAATGTTACTGACACTTTGACAGATCCTTTTGCTTTAGGTGCTATTGGTATAGCTGGGGGTGTCGGCGCTTTAGCAGGAAGAGGTATTGCCAAGGCGCTACAAATAGAAAAAGAAGTAGAAGACGCTATTGCTGAAGAAGGACGTAAACTCGCAAGACTTCGTTTAGGTAAAGAAGAAGGTGTCCTTACCGAAGTTGTAGAAAACGCTCAAGTATACACAGACCAAGCAGTTATAAGATTTTACAATCAAAACGGGAGAATGCCCGAAGGCACAGAAATTACTACTGTTTACAGGGAAGCCGCAGACGAGTTAGGTGTTCCTCTGAGTCGCGTAATGCAGTCTGAATTAAGGGGCGGAGGAAGAAAGTTAGACTTAGATTACCGAAACAAAGACATCGGAGAGATACGTAAACGAGCAAGAGTTAGTGGAGAGTTTGTTACAGAAAAACAAGCCCGAGAAAGTCGTGGTTTCTTCAAAGATTTTTACGAAGATAAACTAGAGCCAATCGTGGAGGTAGCTAAACGTCGTATAGGTTCGGCTGGAGCAGGAAACTTTCAAAGAATGGCTACTAACATGGCACGTCAACAACAAAAGTTTGATACTGTCATGGCTTCAGATCAGGTACAGGCTTTTGCTAAAAGATTAGAAGCTGACTCTTCTGGCCGTGTTCGACAAAAGATACTTAACTTTGCTAACAGCGATCTTGAAGGACCAACACGCAGGAAAGAGTTCAACGATCTTAAAAAAATGTTGTCTGAAAAAGAGATGCAAGGTGTCCGTAGTTTGTTAAGGCTGCGGGTTGAGCAAGCCAACGAGTACCGTAAACACGTATTCGGTGCTTTACCTGTAGACCCTCTGTACTTACCTTCTCAAACACTTTCTCAGAGCAACTTAGCTTCGGTGTTTACACGTAGAAACTTACCTAAGAATGCGGTTGATGAGAACATGATGCGTCGTAGTCGTGCTTATCTCACAGAAGCAGAGGCTCGTGATTACGAGAGTCCGTTGATTGTTCTACGTGACAAGCTAGCCAACGACGAAGCAATCATTCAACTACACAAACAATTTAAACTAGATAACTTACTAAACAGAGTTCGACAAAGCCCAGAATTAGCTAAAACTGTTCAACGAGAAATAGCAGAAGGCTCTGCATCTTTTACAGAGTTGAGAAGAGCGTTAGCCAGCGAAGGTGCTAATGAAGGAGTTATTGAAACTGCCGACGAATTGGCAAGATCGTTAATTGTTAGAGGTACACAAGGCCCGGCAGGTTCCTTAGCTAACATCCGAAAGCTGGCGTACATGGGAACAATCGGTAATCCTTACAGTGCCTTTTTAAACTTTGGCGACGTGACAAACACTGTTGTCAACTTTGGTGCTGATAACACAGCAGCGGGTGTTGTGAACTACCTAAAGAAAAATAACTTGGCTGTCAGTGTCGATGATGTAGGTCTTGCCAACCAAGCCACTGGTGAATTTCTCAGAGAAGGGGCAACAGCGTGGAACAGAAGGTTCAATAGATTTTCTGATTTGAGTTTTAAAGCGTCAGGATTTAGAGCTGCTGACGTAGCAGGTAAAACTGTTACTCTTAACGCTGCCGTTCAACGAGGCAGACAAATGGCCGCCCAAGGTACTCTGTCAAAAGATTACGGTTGGTTGTTTACTAAAAGTGAAATGAACAAACTGCGTAAGGATTTGTTAGAAGGTAAAACTACTGACAGAGTTAGAGAGTTTGCGGCAGCAGAACTAGCTAAGTTACAGCCAACAGACTTGGCTCAGATGCCTAAGTGGTACTTAGACCACCCCAACGGCAGATTACTGTACATGTTACGTACTTTTGGACTCAAGCAATTACAACAAGTAAACCGATTAGTTTTAGAAACTTGGAAAGAAGGTGTTAAAACTAACAACGACAAGCTAAAAATGGAAGCGATTAAAAACGCTGCTGCTTACTTAATTGTTGTTGGTGGTGGCAATACCGTACTTAACGAGTTGCGTCAACCAATCAAAGGTGAGCGTGAGGCTTTTGACATAGATGATATGGGAGACTACTTCGTTGATTTTACGTTGGGACTGGCTACTGTAAACACGTTTAGCAAATACAATCTGGAAAAAGCATCAGAAGGTGATGCGAAAGATTTAATACTTGCTTTCTTCCCGGCTCCTGTCGGCATGGCTGAAGATTTTGCGGCAGATGCTATACAACTAGCGGCTGGAGAAAAAGACCTAGATGATTTGTTTTTTGAGGGCGACGCAGTAACGTGGTTACCCTTTATGCGAATTGCACAACCGTACCTAGAAGAAGAGTTTGACTAAGGAGTAACAATGAAAGACGATAACCACACAGTAAGCTACAAATCTATTGACTACTACTCTATGTGCGAGAAGTCAAAAGAGAAAATTAAAAAGATGCAGGAGATGGGAGTACCTACGCCCCATGACGCTAAAGACAAGCCAGAGGACGTAGGTAAGTCTGAAGGTTACTCTATGATCTTTATGTCATAACTCACAGTTGTTCCCTGTGCAGGCCAGTTGCTGTGACCCTTCAGTCATATCGCTGGCCTCTTCTATATCCCACGATATTTCCTTCGGGAAATCCTTCACCATCTGGTTGTACGTCTTCTTGTCCACCGGCTCGTACGGCGCTTGCTGGTACGTGTGGTCTGAGTACGGCAAGAAGCTGATACCTGACACCTTGTCGAACTTGTTGTACAGCCACTGTCCTACCTCTAGAAACTCCTCGTCCCTGTAGTAACAAGTCATAGACGGCTTGTGTTCACACCAATCGTCTTGGTATATCTCCCAGAGTTCCAACTGCTCCATAGCACCCATCTCTGAGGCCGTCACAGCGCCTTCAGGAGACGCGACAGGGAAGCTGAATACCCGTGTACTGGGGGACATCACATCGTCCTCCACAGGGACTCCTGCGGCCTCTAGAACGGCACACAGCGGGTCGCGAGAGTCAGCACGGACTCGCCTAATGTACTGACTGCTGTAGCGAGGGTGAATCCCACTAGCACTATCGACCAACTGACTAACAGTACCTGAAGGCTTAACTGCAGTAATGGCTTTAGATACGTTAATGCCCAGCCGACTGGCCCACTGTTCATTAGTTTTAACGGCCTCTGCTCGCATAGCTCTGAGCCACTTCTTGAGTTCACTTTTGTCTCCTCGTCCTGACAACATCGGGTGGTCCATGATACCAGTAAGACTAACACCCAGCAGCGCTTCTTCCTCTGTGTTGGTTTTCCAGATGTTACGTAGGTAACGGAAGTCTGTTAGCGTAGCCTGTAGAGTTCCAAGGATAGTCGCAATCCGTACTTTTCGTTTGAGGTCTGCGAGAGTATCGGTTTGCCGGACAACAACCTCAGATAAGTTGCAGAACTGGTAGGGTCTGAGGATGATTTCACTACATGGATTAGTTCCAAAATCAAAGGTAGCATCTCGTCGCTCGTTTCTTGCAGCCTGTTTTTGACTAGCCACTCTAGAAAAGACACCTCGCTCTCCAGATCGGGATTCGTACAGGCTGGTCCACTCATTTAAAAACGCCTCAAAGTCTGGCTTTTCTGTGTAACACGCAGAGTTGTTTGCTAGTCCTCGTTGGGGGTTGTCGACCCACCACTGTCCGTGCTTGCACCGTCGGAGTCTGTCGTCGGTGAGGTTGCTGAGACTGATGAGAGCTGATCTTCGGACTCCTCCAACGACGACGATTTGAGCAATCTTACAGCAAAGATCGTGGCACTCGACTGAGCTAAGTTTTCTTCCAGCCGCTCCCTGAAAGAGTTCAACTGTGAATCGAAACAGTTCAAGCAAAGGCTCTGGACCCGATGCTCTACCTCCAAAAATTCGTAACGGGGAACCTGCAGGTCGTACTCTGCTAGTGTCCCATCGGGGAATCTGACCCGAATACAACAGTGATACCAGTTGCCCAAACGATTTCGCCCATCCGCTCTTCGAATCTGCCACATTAATAACTGTGTCGGTTTCATGGAATGTTTCTGCCACCTCCGGTAGTTTCTGCACGTACTGCCGCTCAACGCTGAAGCCTACACCTGTGCCGCACATCAAGACGTACATCATTTCGTCGAACGACTTGGGGTGATCGATAGGTAAGTAACTGCAGTTGAACCCGGCTACGTTGTCACGATCCAGTGCCTCACCAGCGGTCATTAACGCTCGCATTGAAGGCATAACTTCTAGATCGTGTACAGCCTTGAACACTTCCTTGTGTTCTTTTTCAGACAGCTTCTCCCCCCAGTAATCTACGTAACGCTTTACTGTTTCTTCCCACGACTCACGGCGCTGCTCTTCTGGCAAGTACCGTGCGTATCTAGACTTGTGTATGTACTGTTGGTACGCATCCATCTAATCTATTACTCCTGTTATTCCTAACGTCTCGTTTATTATTGCGTGTGCTGCCATGTTTAGGAGCATGTACACACCGTCTGGGTACTGTTCGTTAGCGGCTATCTCAAACACTTCACCGTCTTTGTACATTACGACAGCTACCTTAACTTCTTTTCCTTCTTGTTCGTACTCAAGCGCCTTAATCGAAAAGGCCGCGAGGAACTCAGAAGTAGTAATATCTTTTTCTTTTTTCCCGAAGTTGCCCTCGACTATCTTCACGAGCCTACTTCCTTTATCAACCACTCTAAGTAGACCTTTGCTTTCTTGAGATCTTCTAGGCCGTTCTTGTACTCGTACCGCCAAAGGTACTTCAAGCAGTTGCCTTTGAGGTANCCCTTGTACTCTTGCGGGTGCATAGAAGCCTTGATTGCTTCGATAGCTTCGATGGCCCCACGGTTGTAGTGGTCGGGCTGGGTGACGGGGTTGTTTACATCTTGAGGGTGGTACAGTTTACCGTACGCTGTTTTGCTAGACGTGTTCCACTCCTCGGGNGTTGCATTGTCAATACTCATCTTCATCGTATTCCTCTTCTTGCTCTTCAAACTCTTCGTAAAAGAAGTCTAGACGTTTGATTAGCTTGTCTTCAAAGCGGTCTAAGATTTCGTGGGCTGATATTTGTAGAGCTTCCAGAAGATCGTCGGGGTCGTACAACCGCAACAACCGCTCTTTAGTTTCTTCTAGTGTCAGAGACATAATCGACTAATTCCTTGAGCGTACTAAGATCGTACCACAGCATGTTATTTTTGTCACACCACTGGGCCATTGTATTTTTGGTACTTTTACTCACTTTTTGTTTTGGGTTCATCAGAACAAAAATTAACTCTTGGTTTTCAGCTAAACACTTTTTAACGGATCGGTACTTCTGGGTGTCCCCTGCTCTAAAGTACCCTTTACATTCAATGTAGTAAGTAAACCCTTGGTTTTCATACACAAAATCTGGTGTGTAGACACGCTCAACTCTGTACGGGACTTGGCACGACTCGTACGTAAAACCAAATGGTTGTAACTGTTGCGCGACATCTTTTTCAAACCCTGACCTGTACTTACCTAAGTTCGATTTCCGGGACTTGCGGCTCATTGACCACCTCCACTAAGTAACGCGGGCCGTTAGCGTAGGCAAAGCCTCTAACGTCAGGCCAACAAGTTTTCTTGTAAGAGCAGTACGAACAACCTACTGCCAGTTTTTTGTTACCACTCTTACCGTCATCGACAGCTTCGTAACAATGCTCGGGTGGTTCCTTCTGCTGAACAACCTCTTTGATGTGTTCGATACGTTCTTCGATGTCGTAAGAGATTGTGTTGTGAACAAACGCCTGAGTATCCTCTGTGTCGTACAGCAGGTACGTCAGGTGTCCGTTCTGCTTGTCCATCGCTAACCAACCAAAACGGTTGTCTCTTCCCTCTGAGTGTGCGTAACCCTTAATTTGAGCAACGTAGCCAAACGGGTCGTCAAGAGCCATACTTCCGTCCTTGAATTTCTTAAACCCAAAAGTGGACACAGACTTAACATCAGTGACAACACCGTCAATTTTACAGTCCATAGACCCTGTAATGCCCGAAACCTCACACCTCTTTTGTTCATCAGTAACCTCGTGTCCAGATAGTTTTGTTAAAAATAACAACATTTCTTCGATCAAGTGACCGTACATAAACTTGACGTAAGTGTTCGGCGACAGTTCTTCTGACACGTCAGGGTTGTTGACTGAGTTCCACAGGTAACGATCTTTACGTCCGATGTTAGACATACGCAGCGTACGTCCGTCCCGTTCTCAGTAAACAGGTTGGTCATCAGGCGCTTACAGTTTTCCCGAACTGGTCTATCTCGTCGTACAGATCCACGCCTTCGGCTGGCTCTTTGTTAGCTACCGTTTTGTAGATGTCCTCTACCAGTGTGTGTATGCTCATTCTTCATGCTCCACCCAGCGACACTTACGGGTTTGTCCGTTGAACTCTACTAACTGTACACGTAAAAGTTTCTGTTCTTCTGTACGTGAGTGACCGTACCTTGTATCAGTGTTCTTAGATTTCACGTCGATGAACACAGGCACTCCGTTTCTCAAAGCAATCATGTCAATAGCCCCAGTGCATCCAGCGTTGCGGAATACTTCGTAACCCTCGTCCCACAACCACGTTGTTACGTAGAACTCAGCTATGTCACCCAAACGATTCGTATCTGTTATCTTCTCAGCCATTCTGAAACTCCTTTAAAAAGTCCGGCAGCGATGTTAGTTTGTCTTGCGTCAGAGCGTGGAGCTTACCCCAACCCAAGTCTGTTATTGTATCTTCGCTCAACAGGTCTTCACGTTTTGCGAAACCCTTTATATCATAAGTAGGACACTCACCCACGAGTAGCATGTAGTAATCACAGGCTTTGTTTTTCTTTTGACGGCCAGCTATTAGCCTGCCTGTCTGGTACTTGGTAGCCTTGACGTCTATGGTGACTCCGTTGTACGTGAGGTCATGCACTTGGATCTCTTCAGTCAAGTCGGGCCACACGTTCAACGCCTTGGCTGCTGCCAGTTCAGAGGCCATGCCTTCGAGGTCAGTTTCGTAGTCTGACTGCGGCCCCTTCCTGTTGTTGGCAATATTCTTTTCCCTGTTACTGTCAAACCTGCGCTGTGCTACGAACTCAGCTACCTGACGCTCGCTGTCAGTCAGTGTGATTTTAGTGTGTGTCTGCCCATGTGGTTCCAATTTTGAACTCCCCGTCCAGCGGACATCTGAGGTTAAACGATACGCCAGCCTCCTTGAGACAGTCGACTGCGAGTTGCCCGTAAATCTCTGCTTGTTCTGTAACCACCTCCGATTGAATCTCATCGTGTATGTTTCCTATGAAGCGGTAGTTCAGATTCTTTTCAGTGGCCGCGTCGTCCAACAGAAGCAACGCTCGTTTCATTACGACAGCGCCTGCGGCCTGCAGTAAAGTGTTTAATGCACTATGCTCGGATCGAACCCAGAGTCGTCGTCCGTCGAGTCCTCGTAGGTAACCTCGCCTAGACGCTTGCCCAACTCTGTCTCGTAGAGCTTCAAGAGCAGGTGTATTTCGAAGAAAGTCGTGCCGAAGAACTCGACCATCTGCTGCAGTTCCTCCAACGATGGCTCCGATTTTAGCGTCTCCGGCTCCGTACAGGAAAGCATATATGAAAGTCTTTGCCTGAGGTCTTGTTTGAAGCCCCGCAGCAAGTTGATTTCTGGTGTGAATGTCTCCGTCAAGCAGAGCATCTGTAAACTCCTCGTCGCCCATGTAGTGAGCGAGCATCCGTAGTTCTAGTCCGCTAGCGTCAAAGCCTACTAGCTTGTAACCTTCCGGTACGATCCAACACTTACGGCACTCCTCCCCGTACTCTGAACTAGCCGAAGGAACCTGTGCCATGTTGGGGTTCTGGTGTGTCATACGTCCAGTGACAGCACCGTTACTTATCACCCGCCCGTGTACCCTGCCGTCGTCCTTGACGTGTTCTAGCCACGAGTTTACTTGGGCGTAACGCTTTTGAAGTAAGAGGTACTCCAAGACTTGTTGCGCTTCGGGGACATGATGATTCTCTTTAAGCGATTTCTCATCAACAACCGGCTTGCCTGTCGGAGTGACGTCTCGCCCAAACTGCACCCTTAGCTGTAAGTCTGTCTGCCACTTGTTGACGGGAACCAACGTTGAATACAGTGACTTTATCTTTNAGTCTCTTACCAGTTTTCTCTGAGTATCTCTCTTCAACAATCGGCGGGAAAATCTCTTGTAAAGTATATTCAATTTCATTCATACGCTCCTTGAACTTAGCGCAGAGCATGTGACACAGGCGTTCGTCCAGTAGCCAACCGTTCCGTTCCTGTTGGTGCATGAGGTACTGAACACGGTGTTCTATTTCGATACACTCCTCAGAGAACCCGTCGAGTTCCTGTTGAAGCCTGTTGTACACAGCTTCTGTTAACTCTACGTCACGTAAGCAGTAGTCGATCATCTCTTGTGTGAGTTGTGACCAGTCTTCGTGGTCGCCCTTGGGGAAGCCTAGGATGTTGCCCCAGTTCCGTAGCGAGTGACCACCAGACCGGCTAGGGTTAGCCAGCCGTGACAGGACTAACGTATCGACAACAGTATCCCTGTCAAACTGATGATTCCAAATGCGCCGAAGTACNCCAACATCAAAACCCAGTCCGTTGTGGAAAACCCATCTGGATCCTTGACGATTCGATACGTACGCTTTGAAGTCTTCTTCATTACAGATTACCTCTGACACTCCGTTGTGGCGGCAGACTGCACACCAGATAGTTGTGGCGTCCAGACCGTCAGTCTCTATGTCACAGAAGACTAGGTTAGTCATCAGAGTTGATCCACTCCTGTCCTTCGTGTGTTCTAAGCCACTTTTTATATTCAACATTGCTGTGACTAAGAGCTTTTTTTATTTCATCCCTAGTTAAAACCCTTTCGCAAGCTGTTCCGTACAGATTTAAGTCNTGCAAGCATTGTTCTATGTGTATATCGTTTAATCCCATAGATATTTTTGCCGCGTTGGCATCACTCGTTGTGTTGCAAAAGTGCCAAGACTTTGCACGTTCTTTTGCTTTTTCTTTGCTGTAATAGTAAACCATAGTGTCTTCACCGATTTCAGCCCACATAAAATTATCTTCAAAAGCACAGTACTCTTTTCCGTCGTAATCTTTTTGCTTACAAACTTCCCAGTAGTACTCTAAAAATTCTTCTTGAAGTCTGTCGAGCGTTTTTTTACATTCTTCTTTGTCGTAGTAACAGTCCCCTAGATCAGTGTCCCCGTAAGTTACAAAAAGTTTAACGCCGCAACCACCCAAGAAAACTCATGGTAATCTTTAAGGTGTAGTTTATACGGCTGTTTCATCATATTTCCAGATCCATATTCTTTATCGTATTCCTCCTCAGAAAGAACCTGAACGTCTCTGTACTGCTTATCTCCACCACCAGAACTTATTGACATGGCGTGATCACAACAGTCTTTCTCTGATCCTTTTAATACAACTTGATCTATATACTCTCCATTACGAGAATATTCTTCCGCCACCACAAAGTATTTTTCGTCGCTCAAAACTCTGACTCCCTCGGGTTAGGGTTACCACACTCTTGGATGCGTCCAGTGAACCTGTCGTACCGTAGCCAACACGCTGGTCCTGTCTCTCCGGCGTACCGATTCTTGAGTACCCGGACAGCCGTAGTGTTTCGTTCGGCTGGGTCTTCGGCCTGTTGGTTACGTTCCATGCCTATTACCATATCAGATAACTGAGCGATAGACTGAGACCCACGTAAGTCCTGCAGACTGATACGTCCACCGTCCTCGTGGGCTGTCCCTGTGCCGCGCCGTAAGTGGGACACGAGGAACAGGGTGATGCCTGTCTCTGCCACCAGTGTGCGTAGCTTGGTCATTATCTCGTCTATAGCTTTCCGTTCGTCCCCGTTCTCTTGAGAAGAAACCACGATTGACAGGTGGTCGAGTACGATATATCTACAGTCGCAGGCCTTTGCCATGTGCCGTACTCTTGAAAGAAGCTCATCGGCTGATGTTGATCCCCAGTGATCGAACAGGTAATAACGTCCAGTCCCCATCGTTGCTTGCCAGTGAGGTCTAAGCTGATCAACAGGCGTGTCTTCCTCCAAGTGGAGCCGCCTTGATGCTGCCACCGACATAATTCCCAAAGCTGTCGTTGCGACGTCTTCCTCCAGTGCAAGTACACCGATGTTGGCGTCTGTGCGTTGAAGCAGATCGTACTCAAGCTCTCGGATAAACTGGGACTTTCCCATACCACTACCGCTTGTGATAGTGACAAGTTCGTACGGTCTGTGGCCTCGTGTGACATCGTTCAACCCCTCCCAAGGGTACGGTACACTCTGTATCTGTCGTTTGTTTACGAGGGCGTCCCACGTGTCTGTACCAGCGACGATGCCGTCAGGTCTGTAAACCTTGGAGTCCCACCACGCCTGTGTGAACTCCTGCACCCTGTTAGCCATCAGCATTTCGCTGGCGTCCTTCAGGGGTAGCTTACATATCTTGAGTTTGTTGGGACTGAACAGGTCTTTGATTTGGTCTGTTGCTATCTCTCCTGCCTTGTCTTGGTCAAAGCAGATAACCACGTTGTCGTAGCCTTCGAGCCACTCTAGTTGTGCCTTGATCTCTTTGGTAGCACTCGATGCGCCAGACCGAAGGGACACTACGTCCCACTTCTGTCCGAACATCTCGTACACAGACATGGCGTCTATCTCGCCCTCTGTGATGGTGATGTACCTTACCCCTGCCTCTGCACTGTCGCTGACCGAACAGCCCTACGTTGGTCATGTTGCCTGTACAGAGAAAGTCCTTGGTGTTTACGATGCGACACTTAGTACCAACTATCTCGCCAGTGTTGACGTCGTGGTACGGGTAGAAATGTTTGGCAATTTTACCATCCGGTGCGTAGTCCACCGATACTTGGTATTTTTTCACAGTATTTAGTGACAGCTTACGGTCGTGAATAGAAGCCACCACTCCGCCTAGCTGTAGATTACTGGGTGTAGTCACCTGAAGTTCTTCCCCTGTCTCTCCAGAGACGTGATACCCACAGCCCGGCGTGTAACAATGGCGGCCACCGTTAGAGTAGACCGCCACGTTATCCCTACTACCGCACTTAGGACATGGCTCCTTGTTTTGGTAGCCACTAGACACAGTTAAAAGTCCACACCTTCTGCGACTTCTTGAGGTGCTTCTTCAAGTACACGGATGGCGTTCATGTACACAGGTACGCCGTGTTCTCCGCCTTGGTTACCTAAGTTGTACAACAAACGAACACGGGAGTTGCGGGGGATTTCACCAGAGTAAGGCTTGTCGTTTGCGTCGATGACACGTAAGTCAAACCTAGTGGTAAATTTACGTTGCTTGAATACCTTGTCTTCTGGTTGGTACTCTTTGATTTTTACACCTTTGGACGCCAGTTCATCAGCTACGTCGTCGTCTAGTGTGACAGTTAAGGAGTACTTTTCGGTAGTTTTACCGTTGTACACTTCGTGTTCGGTTACGTTACTGAATGCCACTAAGCCTTCTATAGTATTCATAAGTTCTAGTCCCTTGGTTGTTAAACAAAAAGGTTAAACATCTTGCTTGCTAACCTTCGTTAGTATTGTATCAGCGATTTCCTGTACTTCTTCAAGATTTACAGCGTGTTGTGAAATATTACCTGAATTACTGTGTTCAGCTTCAATCACTTCGTCGAGGCCCATCTGAGCCGCCACAGAGATAAAGTTACAACCAAAGCACAAACTGCATGTTGTTGTCTATTTCTTCCTCCAGTAAACAGTCACACGCTTTACAGTGCATTGCTGTAGTCCCTTCCGAAGAAACCCTCCCACTCGCTCTCTAGCTTGCTGTAAGACCACTTACGGTAGTAAGCGTAGTGGTCCTGTAGTTTACTCCCGTCGCCCTCGTACACGCTGGCGGACCAGTGGGACCATTCGGCCATGTCTGACAGCATTATCTCGTACTGTGGATCTACCTCACCTGTTGTGTTTGTCATTTGGTATTCCTCCCTACACCTTTACCTTCGTCTCGCCACGTACCGTCACACATGTCACGGAACTTGTCAAGTTTTCCTTGGTTGCGTAGCTTCCGCAGTGCCTTGAACTCGATGGCACGGACGGACTCGGGCGATATGCCCAAGGCCTCCGCGATCTGTGCGTACGTCATTGGTTTAATGTTTCCCTTTTCTGTCTCCTTCACAGCTCTACTCCCCAGTTATCCGGCGCGTGTTTGTAGAACTGTTCCTGCTCGTGGTCTGACTGGCACTCGGTACAGTAGCTAGTGTCTTCGTGTACCCTGTCCACTAGCTGGTAACACCCTTCGCACACGGTAGTATTCTTCAGGTGTGGAAGCTTTGCGTACGGTCCTGTACGGTCGTACCAGTGGCTGTAGTCGTTCAGGGGGTCGTCTGTAATACTGCACGGCATGTCGTTCATTGTGGTGTATTCTCCTTGAGTAAGTTAAATTCTCTGGTTAGCTTCTTTTACCCACTGTTCGTAGGTTATTTCTGCCATTGGTTTCGGTTTGTTGTCCCAGCTTGTACCTCTTTGGCTTGCGGCGATGACGGCAGACAGCAACAGACTTGCTTCGCTTCTTTTCACCAACATATCTAAAAACCGCCACATAAACTCCTCGCGGCCTTCCCAGTCTTTACGAAATCTGCCCTTGTAATTTAACCCTTCCGTGATGTACTCAGCTTCGTCCGCACTTAGATTTTTCGTTTTTGTTCCTGAAGCAAAAAGCGCAACGGAAAAAAGTCTTTGCGTGTACTCATCCCACGTTAAACTTTTCAGATGTTCATGCGCTTCCTTTATTCTTTGTTCGTTGCTCATAGTGATAAGTTCTCCTTTGCGTGTTCAATGTCTGCGTTTACGAAACAAGCAAGACTGTTTGTACCCCAGCTNTCNGCGTTTGTCAACTTGTAAAAGGACCACGAAGGCTCCGTCGGGTGAGACGCNACCCACTNCGCNCCNTCTGCAATCTGGTTTCCTTCGAAGTACTCGCCCGTTAGCACACACGGATAAGATTCCATAACTATATGCCTTCCTCGCTGAATATGAGCCAAGCGACTAACACAAGGCAACCGAAACTCCAAAGCCAGATGATGTCTGTTTCCATTGTTCAACCCTCCGTCAATGTGTCAAAGAACTCTTGCGGCGCTTCTGTGACGTTTCCAGCGTGACGAGTGGACAACCATTTGTTGATGTGTCGTGACGTGGTTGGACTCCATTTCTTAGAAGTTCNGANGTAACCGTCTTCAGAGTGAAATACTGCCACTGGTGTCTGGTAACTGAACAACACTTCGTGTCCGTTTACGTANACTTCTGTCATGTTGCTTGCGATCTGTCGTAGTTTCATGGGTCTTGTCTCCTTAAAAGTTCCACGGTGTGGCGTTGTACTGCTTGGCTACTTTGCGTCCTTCTCGGACTCCTTGCACTGGTATGGTATGGATGACCTTTTGGTGTGTCAACTGTATCTGTAGAGTGTACTGCTTGCCTTCTACCTGTTGTGCTTTCGGTGCTTTGTATATATATGCCTTCATCTGTGCCTTGCCTCGTTTGGTGTGTGCGTGTTGCTTCGATGTATCTAGGTTGCACCCAAGCCAATCGAATGTCAACAATTATTTTTGTGTGAATATTACCAACAATAAATAGTGGACAAACCTTGGTGGGTCTGGTTGGGGTTTGTCTGGTGTGTGCTGGTGGATGCTGGTGTAGTCCAGAGGGTACTTCACCGCCTCTCGCACTCGTGTTACCTGTGTTACCTTGGCTGTGTTACCTGTGTTACCTTTCGTAACACTGTGGATAACCTGTGTGCGGCCTGTGGATAACTCGGGCCTGTGTAAAACCTGTGGATAACTTAGGGGCGGGGGAGGGGATTGACACAAGTCGTCGTCGGTGGTTGCCACCCAAGTTTGCAAGAGGGTAATTTTAGAAAAAAGGGGTAATAATACCTAAATTAACTCGTGTGGTAACCCTTTGTTTTAACTCGTGTTTCTTTGGGCGGCCTTAAGAAGATTAAATGTGTACAGAAAAGGGACAACTAAGGTAAATACTATGAAATATTACCATAAATAATCCTTGACTTTTAAGTAAAAGTATGATATAATATATTCAGATATTAAGTATTACTAATAAAGGGTTCGTATAGATCCCCTCATCTGTATACTTAAGTTAGGGGACTCATGCGAAACCGTGTAAAACAGACAGGTACTGGACAATGTCAGACGAAGACACCCAAGAACCGCCAAAGAGAGGCCGTGGCCGTACCAAAAAAAGGAGAAATTGTAGCAAAAAAGAAGGGTTCTAGAGGAA